CGCCAATGCAACATTACCCACGTCAGCACCACCAGTAGCAAGCGAATTAGACGAGCCAATAACACAAACACTATCTAATTTGACACCAGAAGTTAATTATAGAGATGTGCAACCACAGCTTTGGAAACCTGTATCCTATACTGCTGGCACACCAGTCTTTATAACAGTAAAAGGGATAAATTATTATTACGTAGCTAAAACAGCAGTGCCCGCAACAAGCCCACCGCCAAATACAGCTTATTGGATTGCAGATCAATGCTCTAAAACTATAGCTGGCTGTAGATTGAGATGGGGTGAAGGTAGTAAAGGGGCAGCTACCTCTGTAGTTAGAAATGGGTATTTACCATTTGGTGGATTTCCAGCTATATCAAGTAATTATTAATGTACGAACAGATTAAACAACATGCAAAAAAAGTTTTTCCAGAAGAGTGTTGTGGGTTTGTTTTAAAAAATGAAAGTGTTTTTGAATGTGAAAATGTAGCGATAAATAAAAAAGTGTATTTCAAAATATCTGGTAAAGATTTTTTAAAAGCAGAACCAAGTGGAATCCAATATATTTATCATTCACATACAAACGGAAATGAAAATTTTAGTCAAATAGATTTAAAGGGGCTTAAAAATTTGGGTTATGGTTTGATTTTATATGATGTTATAAACGATAAATTTAAAACTTATTTAAATGAGTAATTTAACTAAAATAGAACTGCATGGCATATTAGGAGAGCAATTCCAAAAAAATTGGAACTTGAACGTAAAAACTGTGGCAGAAGCCATACATGCTATAGAAGTAAATACAAAAAGAAAATTTTGCAAACAACTAATCGATAACGACAAAAAAAATATCAAATACAGAGTTCTTGTAAACGGTGAAGATGTTATTGATACGCGAGTTATGGATGTGAATAGTCCAGAATCGATGAGAGACTGCGAGCTTACAATAGAAAGAAAAATAGAAAAAATAGACATAGTACCCGTTATTGAGGGTGCTGGTTTTTTTGACGATATAGGAGATTGGTTTAACACAATAGTAGGAATTGGATTAGCGATCTACGGTCTCGGCACAGGTAGTGCTGCATTGTTTTTTGTTGGTGTTCAATTAGCATCTCAAGGCATTGCAAATTTATTAGCAAACCCACCAGAATACGAGGACTTTAGAGACATAGAAGCACCCAATAAAAGAGCTTCTTATTTATTTAATGGAGCAACAAACACAGTAAATGAAAGTGGCCCCGTTCCTGTTGGCTATGGTAGACTAATAGTTGGCTCTCAAGTTATTAGCGTAAACCAAACCGTTAGATATACACAAGCTGATGACACATCAACAATAACCACTTAAGATGCCAGAAGAAGACGCAAAAGAAGGAATTTTTCGGAATATAGATGGAGTAGAAACCAAAAGCTACTCCGTTACCGAATTGGAATTTCAAGACCTTATAGCAGAAGGTGAGATTGAAGGTTTATGTAGGACGGAGTATGAATACGAAGGTGTTTTAGGTGAAACTGGCTATAGAGTAGCAACAGCTAAAACCAAAGATTTTTTAAGCTCTGTTTATTGGAATGAAGTACCCGTAAAAGATAAAGCTGGAGACTTTAATTTTTCTACGATAAATGTAAAAGAATCAATCGGAACACCAGATGGCTCAGTAGATACAGAAAACCCAGAAAAGGGTAAAATAGAACCAGAAACACAAAAGACTAGGCAGATAGGAGAAAATTTAATTGGGCCAACATACAAAGAAGTATCCCCAGATGTTTGGTCTAGGGAAACTGAACCAGACATTTTTGCAAAATATTATAGAATATTAAATACAGAAGTTTCTAAGTTAAGAGTTGGAATAAGGATAGAATCTTTATTCTCTACAGGTGTGCAAAATGAAATTTTAGATTCTAAAATAGATATAACTGTAGCATACAGACCAATTTTTTCTAAACCGAGTTTATCATCTAAATTTACAGTAGCATCTACGGAAACAATCAGGGGTCGTATAAATAACGCATACATACACACAATAAATATTCCAACTGATGACACAAATTTTATAAATCAAAACCAAACTAGCTTTATTGGCTGGGAGTTAAAAATATGGAAAAGCTCAAGAGAAGCAGCTTATTTAAATGAGGGGTCAACAACAACGGTTGACCATATTACAGAAATATACTCAAACAGATTTTCTTATCCTAACTCAGCTGTAATATATTCAAAATTTGGTGCAGATGTATTTACAAATGTACCAGCGAGAGCTTTTGATGTAAGATTATCAAAGGTAAAAATCCCTAATATATACGACCCAATAAAAAGAAGTTATGCAAGGGATACGTGGGATGGCACTTTTAGTGAAACAAAACAATGGACAGACAATTCAGCTTGGTGTTTTTATGATCTTATTACAAACGATAGATATGGCTTGGGTAAATTTATTGACCCAACCTTTGTAGATAAATGGACATTGTTTGAAATAGCCCAATACTGTGATGTATTAGTTTCTGATGGTTTAGGTGGCTTAGAACCTAGATTTAGCTGCAACCTTTACATACAATCAAGAGAAGATGCTTTTAAAGTCGTAAACGATTTAGCTAGTATATTCCGTGGTATTTTGTATTATTCTGCTGGTCAAATATTTACGATACAAGACAATGAAAAAGAACCAATTTATCAATTCAATAATTCCAATGTCGTTGATGGTGACTTTAATTACGCAAATAGCAGCAGCAAAGTAAGACACAATGTAGCAATTGTTAGGTACAACGATAAAACCAACTTTTACAAACCTGCCATAGAATATATTGAAAATGTAGACGGAATAAGAAGGAATGGTATTAAAGAGTTGGAAATGACAGCTTTTGGCTGTAGCAGTAGGGGGCAAGCTCTAAGATACGGTAGGTGGGCTTTATTTACAGAAAATTTTGAAACAGAAACTGTTAATTTTACAGCAGGTGTAGAAGCTAGTTATATTAAACCGGGTGATATTATAAGCATAACCGATAAAAATAAAACTATTAGAAATAGAGGTGGTAGAGCAGTTGTAATCAACAAGGACGCAACAACCGTTAAACTGGATCGAGTTTTAGATAAGTTGCAACAAGGTAGAGAATACAAAATAAGCTTTTTGACGCCAACTTACAATTATGATCCTACACAAGTAGATATCACTAATTCAGATGATTTTTCAAACATAAGAAGATCGCAACTGCAAACTGTTTCTTTTACCCCATCGCCCACAACAACAGGGTTTTTAGAAGACGATGGTGTTAAGGTTTCTACAATAACATTGCCTTCTGCACTAAATACTGCAGAGTATACTTCTACTGGTCACTTTGATGTTCTTTGGTCGATTGAACCTACTTCAGTTAATTACAGTGCTGATGATTTGTCAGAAGCTATTTATGAAACCGAAAAATATCGAGTTATCTCTGTAAAAGAAAACGATGACTTAAAGTTTTCTGTATCAGCTATTGAATATTCTCAAGAAAAATTTGACGCCATAGAAAATGGATTGTCTTTTGATGATGAGACTATTACAGTTTTACCTCAAAAACCTAGCAGCCTTAAATTTGAAATAACCCCAGAAACAGTTACAGCGAACACTAAAAAACTAAAATACACAATAGAATTACCTTCTAATCGAAATGGGTTATCAACTTTTAAAGTTTATATAAGAAAAAATGTTTTTGCTGGCAATGATCATACAGTACCAGATGAAGAATTTTTAGTAGATACTAGACATGTATCTGAAGCGGATAACAACGATCAAATTACAGGCATTTTTATTCCATCTACAGATGGAACTTATTTTATAAGAGTTTTCTCTGCGAACATACTTGGTCAAACTTCTGAACAAGCTGTTAATAGCTCGGCAACAGTTAGTGAGGTTAACCCTATAAAAGATATAGGTATTAAAAATCTTAGGTTAACTTCTGATTCTCTTTTGGCAAATAAAGCGGGTACAAAAGATCATTCCCAAAAAATATATACAACAGAAAGCCCAACATTTTCTTGGGAAATTGATAATACAGCAGATGATCAAAGCCTAACAACAGATTTAGCTTTTCGATTATCTCTAAGACAAAAAAGCTCTAATAATACGCCTAGTACAAATATTTTGTTTCAAGTATCTGGTTTAAGGCCAGTAGCGAATACAGCTACATACCAGTTCCATATATCAGGAAATGCAAATCAATTTGGAGATGGCACTGCACTAAGAAGTTATGATGTAGTGGTGGAAGCTCATGACTCACAAGGTAGAACCTCTGCTGGAGGAACGTTTACCAATTTAGGTGTAGAATCAAATAATTTTAGTAATTCAAATGGCTTTGACATAATCGATGTTGATAACATCAAAGTAACCCCAGTATTGACTCAAGCTGGTAGCACTTGCACTAGTTCAGATCAAATTTGCACAGAACAGGAATTGAGTATAGATAAATCTGTCAAA